ATACTGCTTCGCCCGTCGGTGAGCTTGAGGCGATTGAGCAGGACTTCTGGGAGACGCGGGAGTCGCACCGGATCATCTACGAGGCTGCGCTGGCGCGGATGGGTGCGCCGTGGGCGGTGTTCGCCGCCTGTGTTGCGCGTGTCCTCACACTGGTGTCGCCGAGCATGACGTTGCCGCCCATCATCGGTGGCCGGGGTTCGTTGAACTGGTACGGCGTGGTGGTCGCGGAGTCGGGTGGCGGGAAGGGCACCGCGATGTCTGTTGCTTCCGCGCTGGTGACCGGCGATGTCGATGTTCGGCCCATCGGGTCGGGCGAGGGGATGGTGGAGTGCTTCAACCGTAAGGGCGACGATCCGAATGATTACGTCACGTCGGTGATGTTCGACGTTCCTGAGATTGATGCGCTGGGCGCGATGAAGGACAGGTCCGGTCAAACCACTTCGATCATTCTGCGTAACGGGTTCTCCGGCGAGCGGCTGGGGTTCACCTATCGCGGCAGGAGTCTCGGGTCGGTGGAGGCGCACACCTACCGGATGGCGATGCTCGTCGGGGCGCAGCCAGCGAACGCCGGTTCACTGCTCGAGGATGGCGGCGGCACGGTCCAGCGGTTGATGTGGTTCCCCGGCATGGATCGGCGGGTGGTCGCCGCCCCGCAGCCGTATCCGGTGGATGGTCTGGGCCTTGAGCGCACCCTGAATGGCATGTTTCCCCGCAAGGCGGAACTGATGAACGCGACCGGTTCGATTCCTGTGCCGGAGGAAGTGGAGATGGAGATCCGCCAGGCACGGGCGGCGTTCATGCGGAAAGAGGTTGACGGTGTGCGGGGGCATCTTCTGTTCGCTCAGGAGAAGGTGGCGTTTGCGCTGGCGTACATGGATGGTCGATTGGAGATCAACTTGGAGGATTGGCGGCTCGCCAAGATCGTCACCGCTGTGTCCGACTGGACTCTGCGCCGGGTGTCGGAGTCCTATCAGGAGTCACGCCTGAACGAGTTCAGGGATCGGGGTGTGCTCAAGGGTGCGGAGTATGCCGCTGCCGATCGGGCCAAGGCTGCTGAGAATATGGCTGCCGCGGATCGGGTGTTGAAGAACGTCCTGAAGAAGGTCGAGAAGGCTGGCGCGTTCGGCATCAAGGAAACCGACCTCGTTCAGTCGATCCATTCGCGTGACCGCAATCAGGTGCGGAACGCGTTGAACTTCGCGGAGGGCGAGGGTCTGCTGGTCAGGAATCCGGAAACGAATTTCTGGACTAAGCCCTGACCAGTGCTCTGGATCGAAGCTGGTTGCGTGCGACGCGCCGGTGTGCGGTTGTCCGTTGGGTCTTCCAGGGCAGCCACACTCCGGCGTAGAACCCGCCTGACGCTTCGGTCAGGGCGTATCGGGCGCACGCGATGAGAAGTGGGCATTCGGCGCAGATGGCTGACATCTCGCGGAGTGCCTGATTTGTTGGTGCGTTGTCGTCTGTCCACGGCAGGTGTTGCGATTTGCAACACTTAGCGTCGTCCCATCTATTTGATGCCATAACTCCATCATAAACGGGTGTGTCCTTTGACATCTTTAGCGCCATGCCGCTAATTTTGATGTCGTGGACAATAAAAAAATTGCCCAGCTGATTGCGAAAGGTTTGCGCGAGGGGCTTACCCAGCCCGGCCAGCAGGGCGATGCCAGGATCTTCCTTCCACAGTTCCGAACTGCGGGGATGCCGAAAGAGATGGCTGACCTTGCCGACGAAACAGCTACTCTTTTGGGTGAGGCTATCGCCGGTCTTATCGAAGCCGAAGGCGGGGTTGTGATGATCGCCAAGGATGAGATCGCCCAGCTACGCGAACAGGCAACCGTCGATGATTCCTCGCGGCGGGTGGTCCCCGTCTACTGCCGCTGCGACCAAACTCGCTCCCGGCCCCTGGCCGTCTTTACTGTCACGGATTCGCCGTCCATCGTCATTGACGGAAAGCAGCTGATCGGAAGCCTCTCCGAGCTTTCCCCCGAATGCCCACACGGAAGGGTTGACCGTTGACCGCTCGCGTGCATTTGACCGTCGATGATGAAGTTGTCTTCGACGACACTCTCGAAACATGGGTGTTCACCCCGCCCGACTACTTCAAGAATGCGATCAAGCCGGATGCCAAGCCGGAACCGTGGCTTAAGGCCATCATGATTGTTATGGCCGATTCGGCGATGACCGGCAAGAGTGTTCGCATTGAGGCGACCACCGGGTCAACGTGGTCGATCCATGTGCAGGAAGGTGAGCCATGAAATCCGAGTTAGGTCTTGTCTGTCACCGCTGCAACCGTGTCTATCGCAGCCCGATCATCTCCATGCTGTGCGGATTCTGCGCCGCGAGGCGGCTATGAGGCGGAGGCGGCCCTACCGCCAAGGGCAACTCACCAGCTATCGCTGGCAGAAGTTGCGCCTCAGGGTCATCAAGGAAGAGCCGGTGTGTCGGTTGCGGTTGTCCTGCTGCACCCGCTGGTCAACCACCGCCGACCACATCATCCCGGTCAGTCACCGGCCAGACCTGAAGTACATGCGGCAGAACCTGCGCGGCAGCTGTCAGCCGTGCAACATGCGCCGGAAGAATCGGCCGCTGTCGGAGGTTCGCGCTGAAGACATGATGTTGCGTCGGAGACCAGCTTTCTCCCCGCCAGTAGCCCCGCCAGCAGCTTTGAAGTTCTTTGAAAGTGAGTCGAAATGAGCGTGTCGGCCGCCGCTGCCAGCGGAGACGAACTGAAATTGCTGTACGCCATCAGGGACAGGCTGGCCGAGGCCATCGAGGACTGCCCGATGCGTGACCTGTCCCCGCTGACCAGGCGCTTGCAGGACACTGTGAAGGAAATACGCGACCTGGAAGAGCGCCGGGACAAGGAAGGCGGTGAGTCTATTGGTGTCGGGAAAACGGCCCGCGAAAAGTGGGACCCCGCCGAAGACCTCTGACCGCGCCGGCCGGAAGCTGTCCGAGGTCACCAGGAAGCTGGTCATACCGACCGGCATCACCGGCTCGTACTGGCCTGCCGTCCGCAAAACCTGCGACGAACGCCTGGGCATCTCGCTGGACCGCTGGCAGGACGGCATCGCCGGGCTGCTGCTGGCGCACCGGGAGGACGGCGTGATCGCCCACACCGTCGGCGGGTTCGGCATGAGCTTGCCCCGTCAGGTCGGCAAGACTTTCACGCTGACTGCCGTGATGTTCGGGATGGCAGTGGAGTACCCCGGCCTGCTGGGCATTTGGACGTCTCACCATGTGAAGACGAACAGCGAATCGTTTCAAGCGGTGCAGGCTTTCTGTAAGCGGGAGAAGGTCAAGCCGTTCATCAAGAAGGTGATCTTGGGTTCCGGCGACGAGGCCGTCGAGTTCGCCAACGGTTCTCGCATCCTGTTCGGTGCCCGTGAACGCGGGTTTGGTCGAGGCATTCCCGGCGTGGACATGCTGATGTCCGACGAGGCGCAGATCCTTTCGCAGCGCGCCATGCAGGACATGCTCGCCACGTTGAACACGTCGCGGATCGGCTTGCACACCTATGTGGGCACCCCGCCGAAGCCGTCCGACAACTCCGAGATGTTCAGCGTGATGCGCCGCGAGGCGTGGTCCGGTGAGGCCACCGACTTGGCGTGGGTTGAGTGCGGCGCTGACGACGACGCCGACATTGACGATCCCGATCAGTGGATGAAAGGCAATGCGTCGTGCCCGCACCGCACCCCGCTGGTTTCTATTCAGCGGCTGCGCCGCCGCCTCGATGACAGCGGCTTTAGGCGCGAGGCGTTGGGCATTTGGGATTCCGACGAGGCGAGCGCGTTCGACATCGCGGCGTGGAGCGACCTCGCCGACCGCGGTGCCGACACGCCAGCCAGTGCGGCGATCGTGATCGACATGAGTCCTGACCGGCGGCATTGCTGGATCGGTGTGGCCGGTGAGATCGACACCGATAGTGGCTCGCGGGTGCTGCTGATGGCGACGGAGGTCAAGGCCCGGGATGCCGTTTCGCAGGTGCAAAAGCTGATCGACAACCGCAGGATTGTTGAGGTGGCGATCACCAGCGGCGCTGCTCGTTCGCTTGAGCCTGCCCTGGTGGAGGCGAACATCGACTACAAACGGCTGTCCCAAACGGATATGGCCGCTTCCTACTCCACCATGCAGGAGGCGATCAAGAACGGGACGATCCGGCATCTGGATCAGGAGGAACTGAACACGGCAATGGCGATGACCAGAACCCGGTTCATCGTGTCGGGGGAATCCGAGGTGTTCGACCGTCGAAGTTACAGCGTCGATGTGTCGCCCGCGGTGGCCTGCGCGTGTGCTTTGTACCGCTATGGGATGGCTGCCGCGCCGATGCCGGTGCTGTTATGACGGTGTTGCAAGATGCAACACTCTAGAATAAACCTCAATCATGGGAGGTGAGCGGTGAGTTTCTGGTCCTGGCTCAAAGGTGAAACCGCCAGCGGCGTGGTGCCCAACGGAAATCCTGGTCCCGCGTACAACCCCGGCGATCCGGACATGGTGGACATCAGTAGCCTCACCGACATTCCTGAGTCGCGTGCCCTTCCGTGGCCGCAGCCCTCCCCGTGGTCTGGCTATCCGGATTCCTGGTCGACGCCGCAGTGGGACCCAGGCCATCAGGTCAAGAACCTTGTCGACGTCGCCTGGGCGTGCATCGACCTGAACTCGTCGGTGCTGAGTTCCATGCCGGTTTACCGGCTCCGCAATGGCTCTGTCATCAGGTCGACGTCGTGGATGGGCAACCCTGACCCGACCGTCTACACCGGCTGGCAGGAGTTCGCCAAGCAACTGTTTTGGGACTATCACCTGGGCGAAGCGTTCGTGCTGCCGATGGCGCACGACTCTGAGGGGTATCCGGTCCGGTTCCGTGTCATCCCGCCGTGGCTGATCGAAGTCGAGTTGAACGGCGGGGTGCGCGAGTACCGGCTGGGCGCTATGGATGTCACCAAGGAAATCCTGCACATCAGGTATCAGACAACCATCGACGATCCTCGCGGCCACGGCCCGCTGGAATCTGCTGCCGACCGCGCCGTCACCATCGGGTTGCTGCAGCGGTACACCCAGAACCTTGCCGAGACGGGCGGCGTTCCCCTGTACTGGTTGGGCATCGACCGAAAGATCAGCCAGTCCGAGGCGACCGACCTGATGGATCGGTGGATCGAATCACGCACCCGCTACGCAGGGCATCCCGCGGTGGTGTCCAATGGGGCGACGTTGCACCAGGCGAAGACGATGAACGCCAGCGAGATCAGCTTGTTGGAGATGACGCAGTTCGCCGAGGCGCGGATGGCGATCCTGCTGGGCGTTCCCCCGTTCCTCGTCGGACTTCCCGGCGCGACCGGATCGCTCACCTACTCCAACATCGAGCAGCTGTTCGGGTTCCATGACCGTTCCAGCCTGCGGCCGAAGGCGACCGCCGTCATGGCGGCGCTGGGCGGGTGGGCGTTGCCGGGTCCGCAGTCCCTGGAACTGAACCGCGACGACTACACCCGGCCCAGCCTTGTTGACCGCGCCAACTCCTACAAGACGCTCATCGAATGTGGCGTGATGACACCGGATGAGGCAAGGGCGATGGAACGCCTGAGTGGCGAGCCGGCCGCGTCGAGGCTTACCGGCGGGATGGACTAGACGTGTCGGACAGGCCGGTCATCCTCTTCCTTTTCGGCGGAAGAGAGGAAAATCTGCGGATCAACCTGCCGATCATCAGGCGGATATTGGACGACAACCCGCAGGTGAGCTTCCATCTGTGGAATCTCGCCCGGCTTCACGTCGATTCGGAGTTCATCAAGTCCGTCGAGGGTGACCGGATCAAGGTGTGGAACCAGTGGAGCGGCGCTGGGGCGATGCACCAGATGGCGCGGGTGTGGCACTTCTACACCAACGACAGATTCCGTGATGCGCTGTTCGTGAAGATGGACGACGACGTTGTGTTCGTCGAGTCCGAAAAGTTCGGGGCTTTCGTCGATGCCGTCGAAGCCAATCCGGACAAGATTCTCAGCGCCGAAGTGGTGAACAACGGGGCGTGCACACCGTTCATGCCGAAGCTGTGGGACGAATATTCCAAGCTGGGCATCTCGCTGCTGGAGGTCCACGAAAGCAACAAGTACGCGCAGTTGGCGCACCGTTTCATGTTCGAAGAGTGGCGCGATCTGGTGGGCCGCCCGACCAGCCTCGCCGACGTTGATACCTGGCTGTCGATCAACTTCATCGGAATGAACTGGCAGATGCTGCGCTACATGCAAGGGAAGATCGGCCACAAGTCGCCACCCCGTATCGCTGACCGCGCCATCGGGCCTGGTTCGAGGATCGGCGATGAAGGTGCGGCCAACATGTTCGACCGGGTGGTGATGCGCGGATTCACTGCGGCTCACCTGGGATTCGGGCCGCAAAACCTGACTGAACATCAGGAGTTTGAGTGGCGTGCCGACTACGACGAGATCGCCTGGGAGTACCTGCGGGGTGTTGCAAAACGCAACAGCCTGGTTGCCCTGCCCTAGTATCGGTTCATGACCTGGCGGTCGGGTTTAATCATCCCGTGAAGACTGTTGTGGTCATCCCTTTTCGGGATCGGGGGCTGGACCCGCTGCGGCCAGCCAATCTGGCATACGTCGCTGATTACTGGACTGGGTACAGTTGCGAAGTTCATGTGACCAGTGACGGTCGAAGTGGCGATGCACCGTTCAACCGCGGTGCCGCCTATAACAGGGCCACCGAAAACAGCGATGCCGACATGTTTATCTTCGCTGAATCCGACTTGATTGTTGACTTCAGTCAGATCGACCGGGCTATCGAGATGGCCGCCGAGTCGCTGGGGATGGTGGTTCCATTCTCCTGGTTCATGGCGATCGGGGAAGAGGACTCTGCTCGCGTTCGGGCGTTTGAAATATATCCGGAAGACGCTTTGTCCAGCCCGGTGAAGGGCCATCGCCGCAGCATCGGCGCGGTGAATGTCATGTCCCGGCGCACCCTGGATGAGGTTGGCGGGTGGGATGAGGTCACCGAAGGCGCGTGGTACGACGACGACATCATGAAGATCGCTTTCGATTCGGTTGGCCCAACCCGCTGGGTGGAGGGGTCGGCGTATCACCTGTATCACCTGTCGGGTGGCCGCGGGGCGCATCTCAGCCAGTCTGACCGTGCCGCTACCGCGAAGAACAGGCTGCGCCTACGGCAATACTTGCAGGCGAGAACCCCTGAGCAGATCAGGGAGCTTGTTAGGCAGGGCAGGGCGCGGTGAAGATCGCGGTTGTTGCCGACGGGCGCCGGGGCGGCATGGGGCAGAGGCTGGCCGAAAGTGTTGATGCCGATCTGATAAGTGTTGACGACGGAACCCTCGGCTGTTCCGGCAACCACATCTGGACGTGGAGTGCCTTGGCCGATTCATTGGAGCCGGAAGATACACACGCTGTCGTGTTGGAGGATGACGCCGTTCCGGTCGACGGGTTCCGTGAGCAGCTAGCCTCGGCCTTGAGTGTTGCTCCCGCTCCCATCGTGTCGCTGTATCTGGGAACCGGCTACATCAGCGACCACCGGACGAAGGTTGTGCTGGCAGACGCAGACGCTATCGGCGCTCACTGGATTGTCACGAATGGGATCATTCATCACGCGGTCGCACTCGCGGTGCGGCGAGAACTGTTACCGCTCATGATCGGTGCTGTTGGGAAAGTCGGCGCGATTGACGGGCAGCTATCTCGCTGGGCGCGGCGCAACGGTCATGCCGTCGCCTACAGCAGCCCGTCGCTTGTTGACCATTGCGACGAGCCAAGTCTGGTGTCCAGAAATCGACGGTCTGAACGCAAGGCATGGCGCGTCGGTGGGAACGATTATTGGAACGATATTGCCTTCCCCTGGCATTAGGGGCGCATAATGATACGCACGACATGCGTCTCAAACATGAACCATTGCGGTAGCCTGACCATGAGAATGGACGATGCTGGAGGGTTTCGGAGACATGGCGGCTGACGATCCGAAGAAGCCATACGGCGATGTGGTCTACGCCGACCCTGGCTACCAGGACGACAAGAAGAAACGCTATCCGATCGACACCGAAGATCATGTCCGTGCGGCGTTGAGCTACTTCTCCATGCCGAAGAATCACAAGGGCTACACTTCTGAGCAGGTTTCAACAATCATGGACCGCATCAAAGCGGCCGCCAAAAAGTTCGGAATTGAAGTGTCGGATGACGAAGATGGCGAGGGTCGCAGCGCGATGAACTCGGGAGTCGAAACCCGCTCAGAAAACGTCCACATCGACAATGTTGATTTCGCTCAGCGAGTCATCACCGTCCTCGCCGTTCCGTATGAAAGCCCAACGCCGGTGCCTTTCCGCCAGGAGATGTGGACGGAAGTGTTCTCGCGTTCCGCCTTCAACGGAATCGAAGGGCAGACCCGCAAGATTCCGGCGACAACATCCCTGAGCATTCCTGCGCCGGACCACGCCGGTGCGAAGCTGGTCGGGCGCGTCCTTTCGTCGGACCCCTACCGTGATGCTGGACTGATCAGCGAGGTGAAGATCAGCCGTACCGCTGATGGCGACGAAACTCTGGAACTCGCCAGCGACGAAGCGCTGTTCCCCAGCATCGGCTTCATGATCAAGAACCCCAAGTTCGATCAGGAACTCGACTACTACTCCAAGACCCGCCGGGTGAACAGAGCGTTCTTGGACCATCTGGCGTTTGTCGGTCAGCCCGCCTACGAGGGGGCGAAAGTCCTGGCGATGCGTAGCGAGGATTCAGCGCAGGAGCCGGTGGTTTCGCGGACCCCGCGAATGGACGAGTTCCTTAACGATCCCGTTCTTCAGTGGGCATCAAAACGAGTTCGCCGCTGAGTGTTGCGTTTCGCAACACCCCATTGGTGTTATTCTGCTGGCATCACCATTGGGTGAGCGTTAGCCGGGAGGGCTGTCCGAATTAGGACTCGTTGGTCAAGAGGACCGTTGCCAATAAAACAAACTTTCTCTTGAAGGAGATCAAGGTGGGAAGCAATGTCACCGCTGGCGACGAGTACATCCAGCGGCTCGATCGGGAACTGGAACAAAAGGAATCCCTCGTAAGGGGCATCTACCAGCGCGCCAACGCTGCTGGTCGTGACCTCAACGACGAGGAAGGCGAGATGATCGTCGAGGCCCGTGGCCGGATGGAGAAGATCCAGAAGGAACTGGATCAGGCTCAGGATGTCAACCGGATCGCCTACGAGACCCGCAGCAAGGGTCGCGCCGTCGATCAGGCCATCGCCGTCATGAAGGGCAAGCCCGACGCCAGCCAGGTCGAGTACCGCTCCGCTGGTGCGTACATGCTCGACATGTGGAACAGCGCCCAGGGCAGCCGCGACGCGACCGACCGCCTTGAGGTGTACGGCCGTGCGGCCGACCACCAGAAGACCGGCGACTCGCTCGGCGTGATCCCCGACCCCATCGTCGGCCCGGTCATCGACTTCATCGACGCGGCCCGTCCGCTGGTGTCGTCGATCGGAACGA